TCTTTGCTACAGAAAAAAAAAAGCGGGGAAATATTTTTTACTTTTAAATCATCATATTAAGTGCATTTTTCCCCGGATTCCCCGCTTTCCCCGCTTTCCGTGGATAACATACCTATATGAATAACTCTCTTCGTCCCCGCTTTCCCCATTGATACCTTGATTGTTGTTCTTCCCTTCTCTTTGGTGATGAGTAACCCCTTCTCATCTAACGCTTTTTGTAAGGCGTTTTTCGATAGGGGTAATCCTTGACCCTGCGATTCTGCGAATAATTTGGCGGTTCGGTAACTCACGTCCGGCTCCAAGTAAAGGCCGTCGATATCAAACCAACCGACAGCGACGCCTTGCGGCTCCCAATATGGGCGAGAAAATTCACCGCTGCCTGAGGTACGTAATTGCCAACCCAACAACCCCAATTCCTGTTCACTCGGATAGGGCTCCCGGCCGTCGCGTCGCTTCACATGACAAAGCCCAGCACTCAGGGCGGCATGGATCAAAGTGACGAACCGGCCGGCCGGTTCTTCGCTGGCTTGGTGTTCAGCCTGTCCCCTGCCTGCCTGTAAGAGTGCGGTTTGCATCGATGCCAGCCAATTGTTAGGGAGTCGGATAGCGATATCATCAGCAAACGAGGCGAACACCTCTAGCGCACATAGCAGCGTTGCCAAGGTGTCAGGGTGTCGGCTGTGTCCGTCGATATCCGCGAGTTCGGTACGCAGTTCTACCCGGCGAACCGGTAACGACAGCTTTAGCGCGTCAAGGCGCGCCGCAAGCCATTGGGCAAAACAGCCCGCAGCCACCGCAAGTTCGCCAGTTGCCGCCGCTTCTTGCAGGGCACTGAGTACGCCTAGATCGATAGTTGATGGTGCGAATTCCAAAACCAGCATCCGGCCGCGTAGGGATTGACCACGGGGGATGTCCTCACCCGTGGCAACGATCAGTCCGCGCGGAAAATAGGCGGGCTTCAGGGTTCCATCGGGTGCCATGCGCATCCGTCCCGCGCGGTTTCCTTGTGCTCGTAGGATGCGGTCGGCTTCTTTGTGATAGCGGGCGATATCGGCTGTGGTTCCGTGTGGACAGAAATCGTCAACCGTGAGGATGGCATCTTTGGTTAAAAATGCCGTGCGTTCCAGGCTGTTTCCGGTTGAACTCCAGGCCGCTGGCAAATGCTTTCCCCGCCATGACCGCCCAAAAAAGGCTTGCAGGATGGCCGCCGCTTCGGTCTTTCGAGTGCCTGTGGTTCCCGCCAGGAACAGACTGAAATCGACGGGGAGGGCTTCGCCAAGAATCGCGGCAAAGGGCGCGGCAAATAGGGGGGCGGATATGGCGGTTTCCGCCAATTCCAGCACCTTCATAGCGGTATGGACCGCTGCCACGGTTCCCGCTTCGAGTTGATAGTCGACCAACGCGCCGGGGAGTTCGACAGCGTACCGGTCGGATAGCCCATTGCGACCGATCGCGCCGCCATTAAACAAGTATTGCCAGCCGCTGCCGTTCAGTTGCCGCCAGCCGGAATGTTGATAGATCGTTTTCCGGGTGACGTTGTCGCTTAGCGTTTGGATAGCACAACGAAGGTGATCTTTGATGCCCATGCCCGCCGTGATAACCGCTTGACTTCCCCAGTGCTCCAAAGCCCAGCCCATTGCTGCAAATTGGGCGACAGGAACGGTAATGCCGGTCGCTTGCTGACCGGCAATTGATCCTTCAATTTCCAATCGCCGCTTGCATTCCAGGCCGTCATCCAGGGTGGTTTCTGTGACGATTCGGGCGACAAAATTACATAGAACAACGTCCGTAAATCCGTCCTTGGTGGGCTTATTCCAGAGTGTTTGTCCGTTCAGTTGCTCATAGATAGGGGTGAATCCGTCGGGTTTAATGGGTTCATCCCGCCTCACTGGTTTTTGTAAGCTGGCGTCAATCATGCGCCTTACGGAATCCAGACCATGCAATGCCGCCAGGTCATTAAAATCGCTCCCTGCCTCATCTTGGTGGAAATTGGGAACTGCCAGCCCAGCGCCGGCCGCTTTGGCAACCGCCGTGGCCTTGGTGAGTCCGGGGTTTCCGGCTGTAGCCCGGTCGTTATCCGCACAGACCACAAGACGCTTGCCGGGATAGAGCGATTGCAAGGCAGAAACCACTGGCTTGAGATTGCCCGCATCGATGGCCATGACGGTGGCGTAACCGGTGGCCTCGTACAGTGTGGCGGCGGTCGCATACCCTTCTGCAATCAGAATCACCGGGCTGGCGTGTAGATCGCCGATCAGAAAGGAAGCGCCAGTCTTTTTGCCACCGGATAGGAAATCCTTGTTGCGTCCCAGCGCCGGGATGATGTGGGGAAAAATGGCTTGCACGGTCGCCAGCCGTCCATCGGGAAAGCGCAGCGGAATCAGCAGGCAGTTTTCAATGTTGCGCGGGCCTTTCCGCCAAGCGCTGATTTTGACGCCAGGATGCGCCTTGACACCTTTCTTTATCAGATAAGGGTGATCGTTGCGGGCATCCTGTGCCGCGTCAAGAAGGGCTTGCGCTTGGCTTGCAGCGGCATCGTTGCGCCGGGCTTCCGCCGCTTGGCGAACCATCCGGGCCGCTTCGATCTTGCGGGCCTGTTCCGCGCGTTCCGCGTCGGTGCGTTCCGGGCTGTCGGCCTTCCAGGTTTCGGACAAGCCGGTTTTCCAGTGGCCGAAAATCCCAGCGGCTGGGTCATCCGCATGGAGCACATACCAAGCGTCTGGTTTTCGGTCGCCATTGACCTTAATCCGGTGTAGCTGACCATCGGCAAGGATTGGGCCTGTATAGTCCAAACCTGCGGCTTGCAGTGCATTGAGAAAAGCGGTTTCGATTTCCATGAAAATCTCCGATGTATGCTCGGAGACTGGCGACAAGCGCGCCTATATTCGGTAAAATGACGCTTGCGACGGCGTTTTTTTTATCGGCTTTATCGGCTTTATCAGTGCTGTAGGCCAGTCCCAAGCAATTGGGCTGGCTTTAGTCGTTTATGGGGACAGAAGAACTAGAATTACGCGGCTTTGGGCCGTGTGTTCGGATTGTATTGACGATAGCTGGCCAGGTACCGACAACGGCAACCCGTCCTAGGACGCGCTTTGTCTGCAAGCGCCCGGTTGCGGTCATCTTCCATAAACTATTGTAGTTTATGTAAATTCCCTCGTTCGCAAGCTTGCGCCCAAGATCTGGCAGGGGGATTTCTAAATGCTTCGCGTTCATTTTTTGCACAATCCGCTATCGGGTTGATTGCGCAGCGATGGATACCAGTGGTAGCCTTTACGTATCCTTCGACGCAAAAAGCGCAACGCAAAGGGCGTTCGTAGGTGTCCATCCTGCAGTTCCTCCTTCACGAACCACCGCCGCCAAGCAAGTAAGTTCGTGAGGGAGCCATTTCTACAAGTCTTTCTGTTTGTACCTGAAAATCCTTCAACAAGCTAGGTTTTCACTCGCCCGATTGCGTTAAAAACTGGCGATGCCTTGGCGACCAACGGCCATTTACATATTCAAACCTCCGCACTACTCGCGCTGCGAGTTCATCAGCACGCCCCACTACCCAAACCCTGCCCCTGCGGTCTCTCAGGGTCTGAAAATCGCCATCTCGGCACATTCTGTATAAAATTCCGTAACTTGCATAAACCCGGTATGGCCGCATTTCTTGCGCAATTTCACATAGTCGCGTAAGCGGCAAATCGCCAGCGGTTTCTACAATGTCTCTCGCCATTCGGGCATCCATAGCAACTCCGAATTCATTGTAAAAATCGGTCGGTGGCTACCCGAGGAGGCATCGCGCCACCGCCGATGATCACAGCGCGCATTCGCAGCGCTGCCGCCCTTCGCTGACCGGCCGATTTTTCAGGCCGACCCCAAGCGGTAAACATTTGGAAAAAACCCGGTTGGGGCAGGGGTTCGGTTACACAGCCGCCGCGCGGGCGTCGCTGTCGTACATGACGATGCTGGTCAACCGGTGACGGATCGCCGGGGGGACTAAAATGGCGTTGTATTCCTCCCCATAAGCGATTTTTTCGCCGGTCGGGCCGTTGCTGTCTTGTCTCTCGAACGGCAACCCGGTCATGAACGGTTTGGCGATCACGTAGCCAAGCGTTCCAGCTACCCCGACGATGACGCGCTCATCACCGAGGTCACAGCCGACGTTCGTCGACCAGCACTCCAGTGCTTTGATTCGGTCCAAATCACCCTGGAGCGGACTGATCGTTGACCCGGTACGCTGCCAGGACGCATTGAATGAACGGGCATTGGTGATGGTGTTATTCAGTAGTGGGCTCATCAGGGCATAATTTGCCTTGACGAACCGCTGTCTATCCAGCATGGCGCGCGCGGCGCCAATGGCGTTGATTGCGCCGTCAAGGTGGGCGGATAACTCCGTGTTGGCAGGCAGTTTCACGTCAAATTTGGTGACGTTGGTGGCGTAGCTGTAGTCAACCGTGCAGGCCGACGCGACGGCCGGCGTGACGGGTTCCCCGGTTTGGTCAACCAGCCGGATCAGCCCGAGATTGAAACTGGAAACCGTCCAGTAGGTGCCAGCGCTTTGCGTGCCGCTCCCGTCGTATGGAGCAACCGCCACAGAGTTGACGATGAGCGTAACAGGGTGTTCCTCGTCACCAATGGCCACGCCCTGCAAGTCACGTTGCTGGTGTGGGCGAACAAGCGGCCAATGAGCCAGCTTGATCAGGCTGGTTCCGCCGTCCAGTTGGCTGGCGATATCCTCGCCCGTGACCGCCGTGGCCTGGTAGGCATCGCTAGCCCGCTGCATTTCGTTGGCAATTCGGCGACAGACACGCTCACGAATCAACCCCGCGTTGCTGGCGATATTCCGGCTCATCGCGTCCCAGTCCGCCGATATTGACGCGCTAAAAAACTGCGCTTCGTTGCTGACCAGGCAACTGATTTTCATCGGATTGATGTACGCCAGTTGCATGGACTGCTGAATCCCCGCCTTGGGGATGGATGCGCCCTCGTAGACAATCCCGTCGTTTAACACAGTGCCCGCTGAGCGGGTTTCGTAGGGAATCATCGTCGTTGCCTGAGCGGTCGGATCAGTAAAAACATTAACCAGATCCAATAGCTTAAGATCGCTAAAGGCTTCCTTGATAATCGTGCGCTGGAAGCTCGGCGGCATGGCCATGTTGCCAGTCAGGGTACCCGTATCGCTCAGCAGCATTTGGCGGTCATGAATGAGCCCGGCCGCGTTCCAATGATCGAAATTTTCCAAAATTCGCCGAACGGCCATCGGCAAGGTTTTTTCCGGGATCAGCCGCAACCTGCCGGTCCCAATGGCCAGGCCGTTGTCAATCTGTTCCTGCAACTGCATAGTCTGTGTATCATTTCTAAATGCGGGCATGTTTTCAGTCTCCAGAAACGCAAAAAGCCGACGCCCCATTGCAGGGAGGTCGGCTTTATGAATCCACCTTAGTTGCCTATAGAATAAGCTAATTTATTGAAGAATCAAGCGGTTTCTTTAGTGTCACATGCTCGCTCGTGCGCTGTTCGTCGTACATCAGACCAAGCACCAGCCAGGCGTCATCCTCAATATTTTTAAGAATCGCTGCAAGGCCATGAAAGGCTTGATATTGATGCGATTCCAATAAAGCAACGAGCCCGGTTAGGGCGTTGGCGGCACAACTAAGGGTCTCCGCAGCAAGCTCCCTCGTTTGCTCGGGTGAAAATCCTTTCAGGTCTGGCCAGGGTCTGTCAGCATAGATAGTGCTCATGGTGCCTACTCCTATGGTTGGCACGGTGGGAAGTCCGGCATGGCGTCTTGCTCACGCCATGCCGGGCGCTTATTAAAGGTCAGTGGTGTGGAGGTCCATCGCTCAGTTCCAGACGGCGTTCAATGCGTTCAAGCCGCCGCTTGAAATCCTCCATTTCTGATTTGCCGGAATAGATCGCCGTGGTTAATGCGCCAACCTGTTGACCCATTGCCGCAATCTGGACGCTGTTCCCGGCAACCTCGCGTCTGAGGTCGGCGATATCGGCCTGGATACGCTTCAAAATATCTAGAACCAACGATTCGGTTTGATTGGTCATAGCAGGTGCATTCCTGTGATATAGTTGCCATAACGGACACTAACAGAGAGTTAACACTATGGCAACTAATAAACCGTATGAGTCTTGCACAGAGGCGGCGTTGCGGGTCGGATTTACCCGAACCTGGGTCAAGCGATTGGCCAATCGTGGCGACATTCCAGGGGCGTACCGGATTGGCCGGGCCTGGGCGATTCCTTCATCCTGGGAACCCATACGTCAGCGCCAGGCGAAACGAACAGCGGCCATAGGCTGAATGCGTCCGCTAGGGGTTATGCGTATGTGCGGATTTTTTAAGAATCCGTCGTATCGAGGTTTCTCCTATTCCCAGCCGCTGGGCTATTTGCCGCCCGGAAATTCCCTGCTGGTGGAGTTCCAAAACTGCCTGATTGCGTTCTAGCTCATTGTCTGGTTTTTGCCTAGACAATCCTTCGCCCTGTTCATCTTGCATGGCCAATAATCGCGCGCCAACTTCTAGCGGCTGTCTAGTTATAACTAGATTTGATTCCAGCGCCTTCAGGCGCGTTTGATGGTCCGCCAGAATACCCGCCAGTTCGTCTAGGCGATCATCTAGGGTCTGTCTAGCTGATTCCCTGATTGGCTGGTATTGCTCCAATGCGCGTTCAATAATTGTACCTTGACTGGTCTTTGCGTCGGCTGCCAACGCCTTGATTCGGGCAAAACCGGCTTCTGAAATCCACAACGCGAGTTGTCGCTGACCATCGCGTTTACCCATAGATAATGTCCTAGCTAGATGAAATCGAGTAAATAACTAGATAATCTACTAGATATAAAGCTAGACAGCAACTAGCAGGCTTTACTGCTGGGCAATGATGACAGGAACGACCGGGAGATTGGGCGGCATGGCTTGCTCGTGGTCTGTCCGGTGGCGTGGTTTGGGCGACATAACCCGCCTAGTGCTCCCTGGTCTTTTTACCAGGATGTAGGCAAACAGCGGTATTGAACAGTGTTCATGTCTGTGGATAAAGACTGTCTAGGGAGCGAGCAATTAAATTCATGGTGCATAACTCAAGGAGTGGCTTTTCCTTAGCATGTGCCGTGCCAAGAATTGAGTTTTTTTTCATGATATTGAAGCTTCTCTTATGGGGTCAATGATAACATATTAATTTTTATCATAATTATCATGGGTTGCGGTCGCGTAGGGAGTGCATGACTACTGCCTGATAATTCATGAATACAGAATAAGTATTTGATTTTATTAGTAATGACGGTTTGATTATTGACTTGAAACGCTAACTTATTGATTTATATGTATGTATTTTTTCATGATAATAGGAATAATCTTGAATTTTCTGCGGTGCAACATTCATTGTTGAGCGTGGTGTGGGGTGGATCGATTGCCGGGGAGGTAAGGGAGGTGCTAGGGGGTGGGGGCACGGCAGGGCGTGGCTGTGTTCCCCCCAGGGGAGGTAGGTACCTAGATGTCTGCACACTCTCAAAAACTGGAGGCTTAAGCCAGCGCAGAACAGAGAGGAAAGAAATGTTTTTTAAGCCATTGATATGGCTGGCGTAGAACAACGCTCAATAGGGTATGACCGGGGTAAACTCCGAAATATGTTTTGCGTTCCACTGCTCTTAGCAGACCGAGGCCTCCAGCACCTCCAGCGTTGCGATTTCAACCGCAAGCCCGGCAACCGGCCGCCCCTGCGGAACGCGCCAGGCGCGTAGCCGGGGCGTTCCCGTGACCTTGATTCTTGCGCCTATGTCCAACCTTGTCAGCCGCTCACCGACCATAGCATAGGCTACTAGGTCAACCCAGCCGGAACCGGTTTCGACGCCATCTGCCTGCATTTTCGAGACGACAGCAACCTGCCCCATGCGACCGATTCTTGCGCGTGGCTCAGCGCATAAATAACCCGCCAGCGTGATAACGCTCATTGCCATTCTCTGAGTGCCTTAGAAGCTGTTTTTAGCCCGTTTCCTGCTGCACACCAGCGCCAGCACTGGCGGCAAAGCTTGTGGCTTTCTGGGACTGTTAGCGGAAGCGGAGCGCTGCATATTCTGCAATGCCGTTGCCGTGGCTTGAGCGGTACTGAGAAAAGGCGGCGTTTCATGATGTCGCCTTCCGGTCGGCCGTCGCCTTAAGTGCGCGGGCCAAGGTGCGGTCCAATGCGCGCTGGCGAAACTGATCCGCCGCCGCCCGCTTCGATTCGGCACTGCGCTGAACGCGGTGCGATGCGAATTGCTTAGAGCGATGCGTGGTTTTCATGAAGAACCCACCAATGAATATGAATCATGATCGAATTCCAGCTACATAATAAGTGTTGAAGTGTTTTCTATAGGGGGTGGTCTATCTACCAAAGCGGGGAAATCGGGGAAAGCGGGGAAAGGAAATCGGGGAAAGCGGGGAAAAGACAATAAATATACTTATTATTCAAATACTTATTTACACTTTTTCTTTCCCCGCTTTTTTTTCATAGCGGGGAAAGATTCTAAAAAGCGGGGAAACTCGAAAAGCTTTTTCTTTCCCCGCTTTTTTTGAGTTTCCCCGCTCTTTGCTACAGAAAAAAAAAAGCGGGGAAATATT